CGGATCACTCCCGCCCTCCCGCTGCCCTGCCACCGGCACCGGATCACTCCCGCCCTCCCGCTGCCCTGCCACCGGAGGCACGCCGCACACCGACGAACGGCAGCACCGGACGCCGCCCGCCCGCGTCACGTCGGCAGAACGTCGGCAGCACGCACGCCACGCGCCCCGCAAGCCCCGCGCCGCCTGCACTCCTGCCGACCGCGTGCATGATACACAACCACGCACGCCCCGCCGACGTCGCCCGGACGCCGCCCCGACGCGCTCCCGCGACCGTCACCGCCCACGCCGACCCCGCCGACCCTTCCCGCGTCCGACCCCCCCGGTGAGATTTTTTGATATCCATCTCTGAATTAAACCACCCCGCACACACTATTCTGCTCAAATCCCCTTAACCCCCCTATAATCCCCCCTTCTCCCCGGGATGGGGGTTGCGCGGGAGTGGATGATGTGATAGAATGGGGCTTGCAGATGGGGACTTGTTCGCCCTTGCTCCCGGTCTGCGCTCCTGAAAGCGGCATGGTGTAGCGTTCCCTTGCCGCTTTTCTGATGGGGTACGCGAAATCTGTTGGTGTGAATAGGTGCTGCTCGCAGATTTTTTTCGTGCAAAAACCCCTTGTTTGACGTTCATACTGCAAATCCGACATACGACCTTTTCAAAACATGCCCACTTTGCCCTCAAAACGTGCGAGCCTTGCGGGGTTTGCGAAGGTTTCGCATCTTCGTAAGGGAATTTATCCTGTGGGGTATCAAAACCCGCCCGAAGCGGGGTTTTTCGGGGGTTTTGACGCATAAGTTGATTTTTTCAAAAAAGTTCTTGACAAAGTATTGGGTTTGCTCGGCGTAGTTTGGTACAATAAAGCTGCGCATGAGATCCTCCTAATCACATGCTCCTCCCCAGTACGCGGCGCGGTCGCGCTTCGCCATGTGGCAGACCGCCCGCGCATCTATCGCCCAACTTCATCCTTGTCAGCGAGGTTTTCTCTCCTTCTTTTCCCTTGCTGACGGCTCATTCGGGATCTCCTATAGGCACAGAACCTCGCTCCGGCGGGGTTTTGTGTCGTTTTGGGGACGCTTGTTTATGAACGGATTGTTAACAAATGACCCGAAAACGTCCCCTTTTGTCCGCTCATGTCCCCAAATGTCCGCTCATGTCTCGCTTTGTCTCGCTTTGTCGCGGGTTGACACGCGAAACGAATCTGATATGCTAATGTCGTCGAGGTGGATGAACGACTTGCCCCTCGTGAATCCCCTGTCGGCTATACCCCCGATGCGTTGACGCGTGTCGGGGGTTTCCCGTACACGGAAGCCGAATGGGGCAAAATATAGGGGGTTCTGATGGAAATGCAGAAATCGAAGAGGCGTGAACTGACGCTTCAAGAGAAACGAGCCGCACGAATGTGGGCTGAAGGGATCGACATTGACGGCGAACCGGCGGTGTCGAAAGCTGACATTGCGCGTCGGTGCGGGATGACGCAGCAGCAGCTGTACTTGCTGTTCAAGCGAGCGGACTTTCTTGACGAGGTTGACCGATGTCTTGGCGAGATCAAGATTGCCAGTAACCGGACTTTGATAAAGAGTCTGCCGAAAGCGGTTGACAAGTTGGTTGACATCATGCAAAACGGCAAAGACCGCGAGGCGTTGTCTGCGGCATCGAAGATCATCGGTTTGGCAGGCGGTGTCGAGTTGGGAGCGAACGACTTGACCGGCGTTGTGAGAGGTGGGTTCGGGAGATCCGACGAAGTGCTGCCTGATCCGAACGTGATCGACATTACGGAAGGTGATGGCGTATGACGCTTGAAGCCGCATGCGAGAAGTACAACATCCGCAAAGAGGACGTTGCGTACTTCTTCACGTTGTCCGACGGTTCGCCGCGCATCATTCTGAAAGACGATTTTAACGAGGTCTACTCTTGCCTGTTGGACGACGACTCCGACGTACAGATCGTGTTCGGCGGTCGTGGTTCGGGCAAGTCCTCGCACATCGTCAAGCAGATCGTTGCTTCGGTGTATTCCGGGCATAACTGGTTGGTCGTTCGATACTACAAGATGGACTTGCGGAACAGCGTATTCAACGAGATCCAGGCGGTCATCGATGATTGGGGTCTTGAACGCGAGTTCAAGATCGACAAGCAGACGATGACGATCACATGCATCCCGAACAATCGACAGATTCTGTTCGGTGCGATGGAAGAGCCGCGACGGTTGAAGTCGTTGAAACCGAAAGTCGGAATACTGACAAACATCTTCATGGAAGAAGCCGATGAGTGTCCTTCGCTCTCGGCTTTTTCTATGCTCCAGGCGTGTTTGAGAGGTCTCGACAAAGAGGCATGGAGAAAAGGTCTTCCGCAGCCGACGAAGCAGATCGTGTTGGCATTCAACCCGATTCTGCCGACGCACTGGATGCAGGCGTTTTTCTTTAAGCCGGTATGGCATCATCCCGATGTTCGGTCGGTTCGTCAGCTGAAGTCTTTAACGCTGAAGGACAAGACCGCGAAAGGCGATGTCGATGGTCTGAAGGTCTTCATGCTGAAGACGACCTACGCAGACAATCGCTTTTTGACACCGAAGGACGTTGCGCAGCGTGAAAACGCGACCGGACAGCGCCTGTGGGTCGATACGCTCGGAAACAGCGGTTCGCTCGGTGAGACGGTCTTCATCCAGGGCGAGCATTGGCGTATCTGTGACTTTGCCGCGATGAAGGAAGAAGGTACGCTGCCGGAGTTCTGGAACATTCGGCAAGGCGCGGACTTCGGTTACGTCAATCCGTGTGCGTTCATCAAACTGCATTTGGACACGCACAACAAAAAGATCTACGTTTTCGACGAGTTCTATGTGCGGCGAGCGACCACGGACGAGTTCGCGATTGCGATCAAGGATCGCGCTGCCGGACGCATCCTGTGGTGCGACTCCGCAGAGCCGGACAGAATCAACATCCTGAAGCGGTACGGCATTGCCGCTGATAAGTGCAAAAAGGGTAAGGCGAAAGGCTCGAAGCAAGCGGTCACGCGACGCATCGATTGGCTGCACGACTATGAGATTCTGATCGATGTGCATTGCACGAATCTGATCGAGGAAATGCGCTTGTATCGATGGGAAACGGACTCCGAAGGGCATCGCCTTGAGATCCCATTGAAAGAAAATGACCACGGCATCGACGCAATGTCGTATGCACTCGGATATGACATCTTCGCGGGTAACTTCCTGGATGGTGTCAGTTTTAGTTTTTGGAGGTAAACATGATCTCTTACATTTTGCAGAAATCAAGCTATTCGGAACTGGTCGGTCTGTCCAAGGACAAGAAACCGATTGCGGCACAGGGCATCACAAACGGATCGCTGTTCATTGAGATGGACACCGGCAAGCAGTATCGCTTTGACGCAGAGACGGACAACTGGATCGTTCCCGGAGAACCGTACGTCGGCAAAGAAGAACCGAAAGAAGTCAAGAAGACCGTGAAGAAATCTACCAAGAAAGCGGAATAAGCTATGGCACTTGAAGAAATCGTAATGTCGCGTGAAGACGCGGCACGGATCGACGCGACGAATGTCCGGCAGCTGTTTTACAAGTTCTCGGACATCCTGCGCTATCGCGAGATGCTGTGGGAAAAGTACGACCGGCAGGAAGAGACCGAAGCGGCGCTGACGGAAGCGGAAGACTATCCGGTCATCGCGCCGATTGCGCGGTATGCGACGAACATCGCCGCCGGTTACTTTATCGGGAAACCGTGCAAGTACTACTCCCGCATCACGCAGAGTGCAAAGTACACGGAACTGCCGAACGGAGGCAAGCGTGTTTCGCTGCTCGACCGAGAGGACGTGCAGCCTGCCGAACGGAGCGAGATCGAGACATATCTGCAAGTGTACCGTGCCGTTCTGCGAAGGAATCACGAAGATGCCGAGAACATGGAACTTGCGCGTAATGCGCTGATCCATCGTGTCGGATACGAACGGATTTACACGGTCAAAGATCCGACAGACGGTCACACGGACATCCGTTTCAAGGCGATTGATCCGAAGAAGTGCGTGCTGATCAAAGACACAAGCATCGAACGGAAACCGGTCGCATTCATTTGCCTTGAGCAGTTCGCAGATCCGTTTACGGACGATCTCGTGTTTCGGTATGAGGTCATTACGGAAGGACAGCATCGGTTCTATGAGTTCGGCGGTGCGAACGCGGTCTTCGGATCGATTCCGCGCAGCTACGACAGTTTCAACGACAAGAACCTTGTGCGCGAGTATGACGCGGATGAAGGTACGCTCCGATATGAGAAGGTCATCGGCATCCCGATCATCGAGTATGTGATGCCAGAAAACAAGGGATTCTACGAAGATTGCCTCGGTTTGATAAACGCGAGAGACGCGCTGCTGAACAACATGCGCAACACGTTCAAGTATAACGACGAAGCGATCCTCATGATGATCGGCTACATGAAACCGTCGTCCGACGAAGAAATGGGCAAACTTCGTGACGAACTGGAACGCTTCAAAATCCTGTTCCTCGGCGAGGACAACAAGGTTCAGTGGCTGCTCAAAGAAGTTCCGATTGAGAGCATCGCCGGATGGTACAACATCCTGTCGCAGGACATCTTCGCCATGCTCGGCATCAAGAACCCGGTCAAGCAGAGCGAGGTCTATCAGAACATCACGACGGTTCGTTATCAGAACTACGGCATGGAGAACACGATCATCGGCATGGAGCGGCAGTTCGAGCAATCGTTGCTTGAAGGTCGTGCGCAGATGATCACGAAGATTCTGAACTTCATCAACAATACCGCATGGGATTGGGAACTTCTCGATGTCGCATTTGAGCGGAATCTGCCGACGAGCAGAACCGAGGAAGCGCAGTTCATCGCGCAGATGAAAGCGGCGAACGTGCTGTCCGATGCCGACATTCTCGATCAGGTGTCGTTCGTTGAAGATACGGACGCTGCCGTACTTCGCAAGCGCATGCAGGACATTGAGCAGGCGCGGATGTCCGCGAAGATCATGATGGAATCCGCACGTTCACGCTTCAGCGATACGGCGAATCCGTATGCGACGCTTGAAGAGGACGTAACCAACGACCGGAGACTTGATAACGATGATGGACGTGTACGCGAAAGCAGACAAGAGGCTCGAGAAGTTTCTTGAGTGGCTTGCGATCCAGTTCGCGCAGATCCAAGCGAAGACGAACCGCAGAGCGGAAGTTCCTGCGCTGTTCGACGAACTGACGGTTCTGTACAAAGAGATCGACAAGCGCAGCAAGGAAATGTACCTCGCCATCCTGCAAGAAGCCTACGATGACGAGGTCAAGCACAAGTGGCGTCATTTCAGCGACTATTTCCTGCTCTTCATCCTTGATGATCCGAACGACTTCACAGGCGTCGCGTACACCAAGGAAATCGAGCGGAAAGCGGAGCGGATCAAAGAGCAGTTTGCAGCGGCGATCAATCGTTCCTTGCAGGAAGAAGATCGCACGAACGAAGATGGCGTGAAAGTGCCGTTGTCTGACGAGGTCAAGAAGATCCTTGACAAGGAATACGCCTCCCTCACCCTTCTGCTTGACTCCTACGACATCGTTGTCGTTGACAAAGCGAGGTCGGAAGCGATTGCAGACGACGGCATTCGCAGAGTCCGGTGGGTCACGGTCTTGGACGG